AAAGGAAATTCACATTAGGTGTTATTATGAACTCTTTCCCTATGCGCAAGCATTGATCTCTCAAGTAAGTCTTGCAACTGGTATAACGCCTATTGTAATTCCTTCAGACCGGTTACTTCCTGAGAACATCTCGATTGGATAGTAAACAAACGAAAAGCAGGGCTTTCGCCCCGCTTTTCTCTTTCCCTCACTTCCACTTTGCCGGAACGCTCGTATAGAACGAGAAGGTATCCCGCGCGGCAGCCATCTGCGCCGCATCGAAGCCGAGCTCGTGCAAATACTGCTGAAACTCCGCCGTCTTGTCCTTGGCCTTGCCGTCGGCATTGTTCAGCGTGCGGTATTTGTCGAGGACCTTGACCGCCGTCCGCGGCGAAACGCCCGCGTCCGCCAGTGCGCCCGTAAAGGGATTCTTTGCCGCGTTCGTCGTGCTGTTCTTTTCCTGCCACGCCTTGCCCCGCTGTGCGTTCGTCATGCCGGACAGCTCGAGGAGCGTCTGCGCGGATTCCACATAATCCACACGGGCATTGTCGTCCCTGTCCGCATTGACCTTGTAGAGGATGTAGGTCTCCGGCGGCATAACACTCTGCATCATGCCCTTGGCAACGCTGCTGTCGGACACCTTGTAATCACTCACCGCCTGCTTGCCCTTGACCTTGGCGTATTCATAGGCGTATCCGACCGCCTTGGCCTTGTCGGCGTCGGACAGTTTCTGATAGCCCTTGCTTTTCAGCAGCGGCTCCAAAACCTGTCTGCGCGTCTGGCCCATGACTTTCGCGTACTCCGTGTACTCCTCTCCCGTGAGATACTTTCGCTCGCCGTTTACGACGAACGACTTCTCCGCGGCGGAGGGCAGGCCCTCGCCGGTCGCCTCATAGAGCCGCCGGACCTCCTGCGTGACCGCATCATTTTTGATCTCCTTGACCGTGCTCGGGGAGACGGAGTTCTGAATGATCCGCAGCAGCGGATCTCCGTTGCTGACCTCCTCGCCCCACATATCAATGCTCGGCTGCATGGCTTCGCGGGCGAACGGCGTCTTGCGCAGCACGGTTTGTCCGAAATATTTCGCGTCCCGTTCGAGCTGCGATGTACCTCTTTCAACATAGCTTTTGCGCACGGTATCGTCCAGCGCGGACGCGACCTTCCCGCCGACGGTGGGCAGGAACTGGCTCGCATAGCTCGACGCCACGCGCCCGACCGCGGACGCCATCGGATTGTCGGCGTAGCTGATGTTGCGGACGATGTCGTTGAAGGTGGAGAGCATTGAGGTCTCCAGCACAACGTCGCCGATGTTGCTCACCGCGTCCATCAGGCCGCCAAAGTCCATACCGCCCTCTACGAGTGCGGCGCCGGCAAAGAGCGGGATCGCCGCAGGCACCGCCCAATCGAGCGTGTACGAGCGTCCGCCCAGCTCCAGCGCGTAATCCTGATGGCCGAGTGTCTTGTTGAAAGCCTCCTCGTCATCATCGTCGCCCGCGCGGAGATTCAGCAGCCCTTCCGATGCAAGGTATGCGCCCAATGCCAGAATGCCGGTCCCTGTCAGGCCCTCGCATAAGCTGTCCACCGCGTCCGCCGCCGTCGCCTTACCGCTCTTCACGTCCACCGCCGCCTGCTTTACAGCCTTTGCGATGCCGACGGGAGAATAGTCAAGGCCGGTCGTCAGAATGTTCGCCGGGGTCTTGCGGAACGGCATTACGGCGTCATAGGCGATGGAGAGCGCTTTTGCCGCCTTGTTGTCGCCCTGATAGTGCCCGGCGCGGGCAAGCAGCTCCGAAAGGTCGGTCGTGTTGCGGTAGGTCGCCTTCTGCGCCTCGTTAATGGCGTATTCCCGCGCCGCCGCCACAAGCTCCGGCTTCGCGCCGCTCTGCGCTTCCTCCGCCGTCACACCCTTGGCTTTGAGCGCCTGTGCAAAGCTCTCTACATAGGCGGGACGATTGAAGAGCACGTCGCCGCGGTCCAGCGCCGCCGTGTTCCAGCGGGACGCGGCATTGACCGCCTTGCCGACGCCGCTTTTGCCGAAAACCTGAGCGCGGCGCTTCTCCTCGATCTCTCTGGCGATGCCGCTGGCGTTGTATTCGCTGTATTTCCCGCCGCCCATTGCGCTCTGCTGGTCGGCGGCATACTGCTCCTTCGCCCATTGGCGCAGCTTGGCGTCGGCTCCGCTCCGCCCGACCACGCTTTTCGTGCGCTGGCTGCTGTCGCGCACGACCATCGGCTCGATCAGCGCACCGATGGTATTCTTCACGGTCCGCGCGCCGAGCTGGATCGCATTGCCCGCGAGGTTGCGGACGTGCGTGGTCGGATTGCCCAGCATAGACAGGTATCGCCATGCGTCCGCCTTTTCGCGGAAGGTGCTCGGGCTTTGGTCGGCAATGCTCTGCGTGATCGCGTCCCACGCCGCCTTGCGCCCTGCGTCGCTCTCCGCCGTCAGGTAAGCGTCGGCAAGCTCCGGGTCGATGAAGATGCCGTCATATTGGTCGACAAAATTCGTCTGCACCGTTTCCGCGTCTGCGGCGCGGCGCCTGCGCCCGGTCCCGCGTTCCTGCGCTTTTCGGTTCACACTGTCCACATAGCGCCGCAGGGAAAGCAGCTTCCCCGCCGGTGTCAGCCGGTTGAGCAGATTCATCGCCTGCACCGTCTGCGCCGAAGTGTGGGCGCTCTGCGCAATGTTCGTCAGCAGCTCAAAGGCGGTCACATGGTCTCCCGCCGCGACCGCTTCGTTGTAGGCGGCAATGCCGCGTGCCATATTCTCCTTGCCGACCGATTGCCCGAGCAACGCAAGCACGTTGAATTCGTCCGCCACCGTCTGATAGCCGCCCTCACGCCGGATCGCGTCCTGCGCCGCCGTGTGCGCGGCCTTGTCCGTGATGGGGAGATAGTCGAATGCGCCGCCCGCGACGGCCTGCTCGATGGCCTCGGCGAACTCGTTCGAGGTCACGGGGGAATTGAGGATGGTCGAAACGGCTTTGCTGACCGCCTTGCCGGTCGCAGGATTTACGGTCGGGACCTCGCTCGGCGCTCTGCCGTGCAGCTCCGCCGTGCGCTCCTCTGCCGTGCGGTTGACGCGGTGGAATTCGTCGCTTCGCTCCTGCATATTCTGAAAATCGCTGTTCAGGCTCCCGCGGTTTGCACCGCCCAGCCCGTCCACATCCCAGATCGGCAGCTCCTCCGCCGTGCGCTCCGTCACCGGCTGCGCGCCGTTGATCGCGCTCTTGGCGGCAATATAATCCGGATTCGGCCCCACGGTCGAGCCGTCCACCGCGGTGTAGCCATTCGTGAGCATATCATCCAGCACGAGCTCCAGCACCTTCGCGGCCTTCACGTTCTCCTGTCCGTGGTCGCGGATCAGACGGTCCGCCGCGTCGATGATCTGGCCTCGCGTCAGCCCCTCGTCCATTGCCTGCCGCAGCGCGGGCGTCTCGAAGATATAGCTTGCGCGCCGGTATCCGTTCGCCGCCCGCTCGCGTCCGCCCATCTGCTGCCCGTAGTGGAGCGACAGTCCGGCGATGCCGGAAAGCTGCTCCGCCGCCTCCGTGTAGTAGGGCCGCATTTCGGGATGGTCGAACTGGAAAGCGTTCACGTCCCGCGCGCCCACGCTCTCGCTTGTGCGGTTGTCAATGTGCCGCTCCGGCGCATATTCCCGCGCCGAGCGCATATCCTGCGTATTGACAGTGCCGCGCCCTTGTGCTACACTGTCATTAGGAACTTCAGGCTCGAACGTCTCGGACGTATAGGTGTTGGCCGTGTTTGCGGCATTCACCGTCGAGGTAGGGGTTCCTTTCTTTTTGATGTACAGTGTCCGTGGCTCGATTGTCCCGCGCTTGAAGTTGTCGAACTGGACATATACAACAGTCCCGTTGCCAATGTCTTTTTCAAACTGCAAGCCGTTGCGGCCAGCCTCCCAATTTTCCGCATCTCCGAGCGTGATGCGGTCGGGGTGCTCGACAACATCTGCGATGGCGTCCATCGAGATCGAGCTGAGCGGAAGATTGCCGCGCGAGACTTCTGCATTGTCGTTCCCATGCTGGTCCATAATATGCTTTACATTGTCTGCGGTAATAATGTAGTCGCTGGACTGCACATCGTATCCGAGCAGGGCACTCATTTCCGCTTTTGCCGCATCCGTCACGCGCCCAATATACAGCTTTTCCAACGGCTCCCCCAAATGGCTTTTTCTGCCGTTCTTCCACTTGGAGAAGAAGTCGGAAATGGACGTGTCTACTCCGGCCACGATATTGCGAAATGTCTTGCTCGTGCGCTGGATCGCCGCCGTTTCCAACGGATCATAATTGCGCCTGTATTCCGCTCCCTCCGCAGGGGCGGTTTTTTCTGCGCTCTGCGTGCCCTCTGCCGCGTTCTGCGCGTCGGGTGTCAAATTACCCTCTCCGTTCGCTCGTGTGGCTTCTGTGGGCTTTTGCGGGCTGAATTTCGCGCTTTCCCCGCGCGTGATGGCATTACCGGCGATCTCCGCGCCGCTTCCTGCAAGGCCGAGAATGCCGCCGATCAGGCCGTCGTAGAGAACGTCCTGCAACTCCAGCTCGCTATAGTTCTGCCTAACGCCCTTGCCGTTGTAGATGCTCTGCAAAATCGGCTGTACCACATCCTCCAGCATTTCCTCACCGCCCTCAGAGAGGAAAGAAAGCGCCGCTTTGCCCGCCGCACTTCCGCCCATCTTGGCGACCGCGCCCTCCAATGCCTTATCCAGCACACCGCCGCCAAACACCTTCTTAAACGGGGCGGCGATGTTGGCGAGCTTTTCGGTCGCCACGCTCACCGCGGCGCTGCCCGCGCCGTAGGCGAGCGCCTTTGTCTTGCCCTCCATGCGCTCGGCGGTCGTCGCGTCGGGGGAAATGGCCTCCTTCGCCTCCTGTGTGCTGTCGCCGAACACGCGAGTTGCGATGCTCGGCAGGCCGCCCGCGAGCGCGTCCATTGCCATCTGTCCGCCCGCCACACCGACGTCCACCGCCGTGCGCCCGATAGCGCCCAGGCCCTCTTTTTCCTTGGCGATGCCGTACTCGGCGTCGCTCTTGAGCTTGGCGCGCGTATCGCCCAGCTTTCCGACCGCGTTCTCCACGTCGGCGGTTTTCTTCGCGTAGGCTTCGCTGTTGATGGCAATGAGCCGTTCGTTGCGGTCAATGAGCTGCTGCCAGCGTGCGCGCTCCTCCGCCGTCTGCGCCGCGTCGCGCTTGGCGGTATAATTTTCGATGTTGCGGCGCGAAGCGTCGATGCTCGCCTTTTCCGGACTGACGGCCCAATCCGCCGCCTGCAGCGCCTCAAGGCCGCTTGCCGCCGCGCCGACCTGCCCGGCCAGCCAGCCGCTCACCGTGCCGCCGAGCATACCGCCCTTCTTGTCTCGGATGGTGTCGCTCACCACCTGCGCCTGCGCTCTGCGCTCTGCGTCCGCGTGGTTTGCGGCCCGGTGGCTGCTGCGCTCGCTTCGCGCACGGCTCGCGCCGTACTTTCGCGCCTCCTGTACGAGAATATCGTTATAGGGGGCAGCGGAGGCTTTTTTTGCCTCCTGCCGCTCCTGATACGCCATCAGATCGGGCTTTTTTGCGGCGGTCTGCCGCTGTTGCTTTTCCTGATAGGCAATGAGGTCAGGCATTTCCGCCATAGTGTCCGCTCCTTATCCGCCAAAAAGGCCGCTCAACTCATTCTGCTGTTCCGCAGACATATTCTTCCAGTACCGGTTTACAACATTCTGCGCCGAGGCCGCATTGCCCTGTCCCATGTAGGTCAGGATCGTCCGCCTTATGTCGCTATAGCTCGGCAGGCCGTTTGTTCCGAGCAGAGCGTTTCCACTGACCGGCCCGCTGACGGTTTCGGTCGTTTCACCGATATCGTCGGTCGTTCCGCTCTTGCCCTTGCCCGCGCTCTTCCTGTTGCTCGCTTCGAGCTTGGCATACGCCAGCGCCAGATTGTCCGCCGCATCCTTGCGGGATGCTTCAAACTCCGTGCGCCAACGCTGCTGCTCCGCGTCCGCCTCAGCCTGCGCCGCCGCTGCGCTCTGCCGGCGCACCAGCTCCTGATACAGCGCGTTGGCAAGGTCGGCGTTCCCGCTCGCCTGTGCCTTCGCCACCGCCGCGTTGTACTGCTGATCCAGCGCCGTCAGCTCGCTTTCCAGATTTCCGCTCGCCTCGGCCTCCTGTGCGCCGAGGTCTGCAAGATTCCGCTGCAGCTCTGCGCTGCGGGCAAGCTCCGCCTGTCCGCTCGTGCCGGTGTTCAGCCCGCGCGCCGCGGCATACTCGCCGAAGTTTCGGCGGCTCAATTCGTTCTGCGCCGCCGCGAGGTTGCGCATCGCGTCATACTTCTGCGGCGCAAGCTCACCCTGCCGCCGCAGCCGCGTTACGTTGGCGTTGTACGCGCCCTCCAGCGCCGAAAGGTTTGCCTGCATCTGCTGGCGGTACATGTCGCGCAGATAATCGCTCAGATCGTTCACCTGCTGTTGCTGCTGTAAGCGCTGTTGCTGCTGTTGCTGCTGTAAGCGCTGTTGCATGATCTCGTTTTCCGTCGCGGTCAGCAGCCCCATCCGGTTTTTTGCCCACTCCTGCTGCCCATAATTGCCGTTGGACATCAGATTGCTGAGGTATTTCCGCTCGTTTGCGAAGTCTGTATTTTCGTTGTACGGATTGCTTGTCGCCACGCCGCCGGAGACGCCTCCTCCGTATCCGCTGGAAGTCCCGGCAAACCCGCTGCCTCTTGTGCCGTCCGCATACGTCGGGTAGATCAGCTCACCGTCTGCGTCTACGCGCGGATAAACGTTAGCAAGGTCCTCTCGCGCCGCACCATTGCGGACGTTGATTGCTCTCACAGCGTAACCGTTTTCGTCGTATGTAATGGCGTAACCGTTCTTCTGCACGGTTTTCCCGGCCCAGCGCATATCACGCGATAGGTCGGCGCCGGAGTAGGAGCCCTTCGTGCCCTTTGCGTAGGGCGTGGTGTCCTTGTAATTCGAGTTTGGCGCGCTGCCATCCTCACGGACCCATCCGGTCTGTGTCGGGCTCTCCGTATCATAATAATAGGCTTTTCCGGTCTTTTGCGTGTATCCGCCGCCCGAACCACCGGAGCTGCCGCCGGAGGAACCACCACCGGAGCCGCCTCCGGAATTTCCGTACTTCTGCTCGGCGGAGTTCAGCTCCTTCATCTGGTTCTTCGCCCACTCGGCGTTGCCCCCGCCGCCGGAGATGAGATTGTTGAGATATTTCCGCTCATTGGCGTAGTTTGTCTTTTCGTTGTAGGCCATGCTCACTTCACTCCTTTATGATCTGCTGAATGTATGCCGTGATGTACTCTCCCCACGCCTTCTGCGTCACAGGCCCGAACGAACCGTCCACGTCCAGCCCGTACCCGCAGACATTGAGAAATTCCTGCAACTTTTTGACTTCCTCGCCCTTGTCGCCGCGCACCAACGTGCGCTTTTCCGCAGGATATGCAGGTATGCCGAAGCCGCGAATATACCGCCCGTTGACGGGGAGGATGCGGTACGCGCACTTGTGCTCCTTGCCCTTGTTGCCCTCGAAAACGGTAAAGGTTTTCCCGTCGCAGGCGGTCACGATGCCCGTGTGGTTGGGCGCGCCTGTGCAGTCCGTGAGGGCGTAGTCCGCACCGTCAGACCAATGGTAAAACACCTGCTCGCCGACCGTTGGGATGTGCGCGTCGTCCTCGATCCATTGGCCGCGCGCCTGATACCACCGCATCTGCTCCCCGCAGGAGCACTCAATGGGAATGACCTCCGTCAGGCCGCAGAGGATCGCCGCCGCGGACACCATCGCCGCGCAGTAGTCGTCGGTGTAGGCCAGCTTGTAGCCGCGCGGATGGGGGAGATAGCTGTTGTAGGCGTCCACGATCTGCTTATGTACCGCGTCGCCGCGCACGGATCCGTCCCAGCTCGTCAGGGTCTCGATAAACTCGTCGCGCTTCATCGTCTCACCTCTTCTACAGGAACCGCACGGCGTAATACTGCCGCTGGTTTGTGTTGATCTTGCTGCACACCGCATGGATGGCGGCGACGTGCCCGCCGTCGAGCATAACGGCGTATTCCAGCTTGAGCTTGCCCCGCACGAAGGCATTGACCTGCTGCGCGGTCATGCTGCGGCAGTAGACGCCGTAGAGCAGCCCGCCCTTGTAGCCGAGCACGGTGTGGTTGGTCTTGCGCAGCACGTCGCTGAACACCCCCGTGAAGCCCTCTGCGGCAGGGTTATAGAGGTCGAGCAGACCAAGCCCGCCGACCGCCCACACGACATTACCGAGCGCGGAGACCGAGGAGACGCGGGCAATGCGCACCGCGCCGCCCGCGGTCTTGTAGAGCACGCTCTCGGGGCGAGGGTAGTGGCAGCTCATGCCACGCACGACCTTGCCGCCGCGCACGAGGATGGAGCAGGGCTGACCCTGCCAAGAAAAGCTCCCCGAGATGGCGTTGCGCGGCAGCGGCCCGCTCATGTTGACAGGCTCAATGTCGCGGGCGAGGATCGCGGGCTGTCCGTACAGCTCGACGTTAAGGGGCCAGCAGTCCGCGCCGAGCTTGGCGGCGATGTCGCTCAAGGTCTGGTTGCCGATCCAGCCGTTTTCCAGCGCCCCGACGGAGCGCTGGATGGCCTTTATCATGCGTACCTCTTCCAAGGTGGAACCGACCACATCTTTCATGCCGGCGGCTCCTCGTCGCTCCCGAGGAGCTTGTCGCCTGCGGCGTCCACGGCGTTCTTTCCCGCCGCCAGCAGCTTCACCAGCCACGGCGGCACCTTTGCGCCCATATTTACGCCGTGTTCGGCCAGACTGCCCAACTCCCCAATGATGTACCACACAACGACCAGCGGGCCGAGAAGCGTCGTATACTCAAACGGAAGCTTCACACCCGGCAGGTGCTCCAGCATCATGCCAATCAGCCAGTCGGCGACCAGCGCAATGCAGACGATAACGATCATGCCGCCCTTGTGCCACGCGCCTTCACGCAGCTTCGCGCTGCTCCACTCCCCGCGGTGCGCCGCTGCGGCAGAGCCAACCAGCCAATCCGCCAGCATCAGCCCGATCCACACGATCAGCAGCCAGCCGAACCAGCCCCAAAAGGCCGTCAGCATCGCCACCGCCGCCGTGATCCACGCCTTGATCGCCGTCAAAGTATTGTTCTCCATCGTTTTGTCCTTTCTGCACGAAGCCACATCGGACCTCGCGCGGTAGTATTACCAATCGTATTAGAGCGGGGATCAAACCCCCGCTCTGCTCACTTGTTCAGCTCCGCGAGCTGCGCCGCGATGTCCTCGGGGATGGCGCAGGTCGTCATCTTGACGCAGTAGCCGTCCTCGTCGTAGGTGAGCTTGTACTGCGGCAGGACGTAGATCTCCGTGCCGGCGCGGGAAATGTCGCGCGCCATGACGGGCTGCTTGATGCTGTTCTTGACACCCGAGTTTTCGCTCAGGCCCGCGGGAATGTCCGTGACCTCGATGGGCTTGCCGTCGGATGCGATTCTCTTGTAAGTAGCCATAGTTTTGTTCTCCTTTTCTTCGTTCAAAATTTATTTATCATCGTCGTATTTTTCGCCGGTGATCTCCTTGATGCTGCCCGCCTTGCAACGGTCGATAGGTTCATAGGCGTTCTCTCTTTCCGGCGGCAAAAAAGCCGCCTGTTTGATTTGTCAGCGGTTACGGCGCAGCCAGCGTCCTGCGCTCTTGAGGTTTTTCGCCAGCTTTCGGAATATTGCCATAAGCCAGAGCTGCGCGCTCTGCCCGTTTGCGGAAAGCCGCTCCAGCTCTCGCAGCATTTGCCCCCTGTGCCGCTTTGCACGGATGATCGTCAGCAGCGGCATCGGCGCTTTATCCGGCTCGCACGGCTTGCGCGGGCTGCTTTGCCCTTTGCGCGGCGGTGCCGGTCTGCGTTCCTGCAGCACAACGGCATCCTGCTCCTGCAATTCCCGGTAAATGCTATAAGCCAGCTCGTCGAGGCTGTCCATGCCGCGCAGCGTCGTCGGCTGAAAGCCGGTCATCGCTCCGATGTTGCGCAGCGCTCTACGGATTGTGCGCAGCACCGTCGCCTTATCCACACCGATGAGCGAAGCGACCTCCCGCAGCGACAGCCACTCACCGTAGTATAGATACAGATAAGCAGCCTGCCGCGGCGTTATCGCCGAAAGAAGGAGCTTTGCCGTTTCGCGGTCGGCGAGGTCAAGCTCGGTCTGTCCGCTTAAAGCCGCCTGCGCCATTGTCAGCTCGACCTCCTCCCGCACGGCTTTCTTTGCGCGGGAGAGAGTACGGGAAACCGTGCTCTTCCCGATGCCGAGCCGTTCGGCGATCTCCGTCACGGATGCGCCGTCGCGGTTCAGCTCAAGGACCTTGCGCTGCCGTTCTGTCAATGCTTCAAGCCCCCGTTGTGCCGCCGAAAGCATCTGCTTTCTTCCGGCCTCGATCTCATCATCGAGCGAATTGTCCGCCTGCTCCCAAGAGAGAAATTGCGCGCGGTCTCCGAGGGACATTTCGCCGCCGTTCTCTGCCTGCGCGGCCATCGACACCGTTCTCGCTCGCGGCGCTTTGGCTCTGCGCGGGGCAATGGCGTGAAGCATCGCTTGGACATTCGCCAATTCCTCGCGCAGCATTTCGATCTCCAGCTCGTCCGCACCGTTATCGCGTGCTTCAGCGATCTGCGCAAGCAGCTCACTGTGCCGCCGGCGGAGAGCGTCGATTTTCTCGCTCATCGTCGTCTCCTCAATTCGTTAATGGCTGATGCGTTCAGCCCTCCCAGTCTGCCCAGCCGTCCATGTAGACCTTGATCACACCGTCCACGCGGTAGAAGGCGTTGTTGATGAGCGGCACGCCCTCCGTGTATTCGATGGGATTGTCGGCGCTCGTGCCGACCGGATTTGCCTGCTCGACGTAATCCTTTCGGACGTCCACGTCGTTGACGGTGAAGATCCTCCAGTCAAAGCCGAGCTTGTCGCTCTGCTCCGTGCGCTGCGTGATGCCGCCGGCGGCCCGCACGAGCTTTCCGTCCGTGATCGCGCCCTTAATGGCGTTGAGCTTTTCAGTTTGCATCATAGGTGGCCTCCAGTTCCGCCAGCTGCGCGTTGGCAGCGGCAAGGTTTTCTTCGCTCTCGGTGAGCTGTGTATTCTTCTCGGCGACAGTGGCGTTCAGGCTCTCGATCTGCGCCTGATAGGGCGTGACATCGCCCCAATACTGCTTGTCTGCTTTGATGATCACCTTGATGCTCTGCGTGTTCATGTCGTACTGGATCGCCTTCACGGTGAAGGCGTAGCCCTCCGGCAGCGGACAGGCGGGGCAGTCCGTGCGAATCTGCTCGACCGTGACATTCTTCCAGTCGATGGCCTCGACCGATTCGAGCGTATTTTCCGAATAGCACCGCTCGAATGTGACGTGGTACTCGCTCGATAATGCAAAGACGTTGCCGACGCGATGACCGTTGATCTTGTACTTGACGCCGTAATAGCTGTTTCCTGTTTTCATGCTCCTGCCTCCTGTGCAAATTTATCGCTTTCCGCGCTTGTGCTTCGGCTCCCATATCCCGACACCGAAGCGGGGATAATCATAATATCGGGTCAGGACCGCCGCGGCCTCCCGCAGGTCTCGCCGCATCGCGCCCAGATGCCCGGTATCTATGCCGGCTTCCCGGCATTCGCGAATTTTAATGCTGATCTGCGCTGCTGTACGCCGATACTCCACAGCAAGGTCCTCGAGACCGGCCTCGCCCTGCTCGATCACACCGGCACGCCGCAGGGTCTCCGTAAGGCGTTCTCCGCGCTCGGCGTGTACGACCGGCTTGTATGGCAGCTTATAGCGCACACCGTTCTCCGCGAAAATAACCTTTGATGGCCGCGGAATATTCCGCCGGTCGAAGGTCGTGATGCAAATGACGCCGCGCTCACAGTCGATCTTCACCTGTGCGTCCGGCCCGCCGTCCCGAAAGCGGACGGTCAGCTCCGCCTCTCTGTATGCTCGCATCCTCTCACCCCGCAAAAACGATCTTACCGGCAAACTTTGTGTCGCTCATGAGCTTAAAGGACCCCGTCGCCGCCGTGTACTCCACGTCCAGCTCAAGCACGGCCCATGTGTTTTTCGCGTACTTGCCGTCACTGCAAAGGGAGTAGGCGTCAAAGGTGAAGTCTGCGCTGCCCCTCTTGTGCGAGGTCTTTGGGATTGTGAGAGTGAACGGCTCGTCGTCGCCCGTCCAGTCATTTGCCGTAAAGGTGACCGTTACACTGCCGGGCGATTTCCCATTCCAGTTTGTGCGGTCGGTATTGCTGACCTCCTGCGGATGCACATGGTCGCTGCGGGAATAGGTTTCAAGAACGCCGGCGTTTGCCGTACCCGCCGCCTTTGGCGCGGCGTCAGCCGGCGCGCCCTTTCCGTCGTTGCCCTTCGCCGCAATGAGCCGCCAGTATTCCGCGTTCGGCGGAGCGATGTCGGTGCATGGCTTGATGCATAGATAGCTGCTGCCGGCAGAGGCAACCTTATTGCCGACGGCATAGGCTTTGGAGGCGCTGTAGTCCTCCCAGAAATTGCGCGCGTTCTCCGCGCTCTGCCGCGCCGTTTCATCCACCTTTCTCTGTGTTTCGGCCTGCTGGCGGGCGGTCTCGTTTGCGGCCCGCTGCGTTTCGGCATTTGCGCGAGCGATTTCCTCGCTCGCTCTTGAGGCTTCTGCCGTTTTCCGCTCTGTTTCATTCTGCACGCGCGCCGTCTCCGCGTTGGCCCTTGTGCCTTCCGCTGTTGCGCGATTTCCCTCCGCGGTGACACGCGCAGCCTCATTGCTTTTTCTGGTTTCCTCGTTCGTGCCGCGGGTCGTTTCATTGCTCTTACGCAGAGCCTCCGCCTCGGCTCGCGCCGTTTCTGCGGTGACACGCGCAGCTTCATTGCTCTTGCGTGTCTCCTCATTGCTTTGCCGCGTCTGCTCTGCGGCGGTGCGCTCCGCCTCGGTCGCATCACTCGCGAGAACGGCAGGGATCAGCGTTTCGTTGATGTACTTCTTGATGATGTTGCCGGATTCGTCAAACTTGGCTTTGAGCTGATCGCTCGTCAGACCTCCCACGTCGTTCGGCTCGTCGTCCAGTTTTTGGATGATGTTCAGATCGCCGTCCAACAATTCAAGCTCGATCGGTGCACTCTGGATGATATTCAGATCGGCGCTCAACTGCTCACTCATGCTCGTTCCCCTCACATTCTCGGGACTTCGCCCGTTTCATTTATCTTGCGCTGCAGCTCTCCGTAGCCTGCGCCGCCGCGCAGCGGAGCGCCTTCGCCGGAAAGCTCGTCCGCCATGCCGTCGCCGCCCTGCGGCATGGTGGGATCAAGCATCTGCCGCCCCTCCAGCGCCGCGATCAGCGCATCCTTGTCCGTGATCTGACCCGCCGGCAGTCTCTTGATATATTCCACCGTGCTGATCTTGTTCTGCATCAACAGGTTATCGAGCGTCTGCATTTCCGCGATCTCGCTCCAATAGCTGCTCGCGCCGACGTCGAGCTTCACGCTGCACGGGATGTTGCGCAGGGAGGAGAAGTCAAAGGAAATGATCTCCTTCTGCCCGCCGAACGGCGTGGGGATCTCCACATAGCGCGTCCCGTAATACTCGCCCATAAAGGCGATGTAAATGCGGCCCAGGTCCTCAATGCTCTGCAAAAGCGCCTGCTTCGTCAGCTCCATCGGCGTCGCCGCGGCACGCTGCAGGGCGATGATGGCGCTCGTGTTGTCCGGTCGCGTATCGCCGAGGGCAACGTCCGTCGCGCCGAGAAATTTCTGCGTGTAGCTGATGGCAAGCTCGATAAACTGGCTGATCTGCGGGCTGATGCTCGCCGGGTCGATGATCTTTGCCACATTGTCCACGCTGCCGTTCACGGCGATCTGTGCGCCCACGCGATTCGACCATTTGGCGACCTTCGTCTTGTCGTATATGATCTTTGGGTAGGCGAGCGTCATGAGCGAGATCATAGACATGGCGAAGAGCTTGTTGACAAAGATCTGGTTCGGGATCAGTCCGGTTATCATCGCCTGCCCGTGATAGCAATCATGCACGAAGTCCCACGGCATCCATGTTACGGGGTAAAGGCTGATGCCAAGGTCCGTATCCGCGCGGAGCTCCACGCTCTTGGTGCATTCGTAGCTGTGAACGTGCCCGGTCTCGTCGTCCTTCCACAGGTAGACGAGCACCGTCACCTTGTCGCCGCCCAGCTCGTCCATGTGGCTGTTTTCGCCCTCACTCTCGTCGGCGATGATGCTTTCGGTATCTGTCTCGTCGGCGCCGTAGCGGCGGGCGCGCTTGCGCGCCTCGCTCACCATCATGCGCCGCTCGATGATCAGGTAGGGCTGGCTCTGCACGTCGCGGTTGTTGGGGTTGCCGAAAAGCACCTGCGTGTTCTTGAGCACCTCGGTCCTGACGATGCCCTTGGCGTCCTGCCCGGTCTCCTCGTCGGGATCAAACCAGCTGAAGGTGCAGCCGTCCCCGTCCACCGCCGCATTGCGGCAGAACTCACGAATGACCGCGCCCATCTTGTTGCTTTCAAACAGCGCAAGAAACTGGTCGTTGAGAATGCTTGAAAGCGCCTCCAGCGTCTGCTTGTCTACGCCGCTGCTCGAAGGCATCGGGTTTGCGTGCAGCTTGAGGTTGTCCGTCGAAACGTTGGCAACGGAGAAGAGCACCACACGCTTGAGGAAATTGAATACCGGCGTCGGCAGGCCGTTGCTCTTCACGCCCTCCCACTGCTTTCCGACAAAGAAGTCCTCGTTCGTGCTCACGGTATCATAGAGATCGATGCCGTTGTTGAAGCTCACGCCCTTTTGGTATCGCGCGGCGACGCTCTCCGGCGTCGGGGTAAAATCCATCATTTGTCACTCCCTCACTTTACATTTCCTGCGTACCGCAGCTGAATATCCGTCTCCAGCACCGTCGCCGTGGCGCTTGCGCTTACGCTCTTGAATACCAGCCGGTAGAAGACCGCCTTTTTCACCTTGAGTTTCAGCCGCTTCACCTGCGCCTTGTGATTCGTGCGAAAGCTGAAATGGTTGAAGTCCACATGCGTAAAGGTTGCGATGCTCATTGCAACGACCTTTTCGGGGTAGTCGCTGCGGCGGTTGCTCTCCGCCGTCACCGTCACGCGCGCGTTGGTCTCCGGCTCGATCGCCACGAAGATCATAGGGCTGTATTTAAGCTGCCAGTCGCGCCCGAAATCCATCAGGCCGGTCGCCGCGTATGCGTCGATCTCGGCGCCGTCGTCGTTGCGGTAGGCACGGGAAAGATGCTTGATCTTCCCATCTGCGGTAAAGCCATATGCTTCGCCCTTGATGTCCAGCATGGCGAGGAACGGCATATTCGTGTAGATGTACCACGCATCGCTCGCGTAGTTGAGGATCAGTGCCGTGCCCTCGCTCAAAAACCAGAACTCATGCTCATTCTTGCGGTTGAAGGTCCGCGTTTTCTCCGGGGCAAAGCCCTTTACCGTCTCAAATACGCGATCGCTCACACGCTTGGCATTGGTCTGGTTGTCCGTGATGTAGCCGCTCGAGGAGGTGGCCTGCCATTGATACACGCCGCCGGTCTCCAGCGTCAGCGGGTTGTTCTCCAGAAGCTGCGCCTGCCCAAGGGCCTCGTTGCCGATGCTTCGGTTCAGCGGCGTCACGTTAAATGCCGCCACCGTCATGCTGCTGTCCAGCGTCATTGTGCCGTACTGTACACTCCACGCGCTCCCGCTTTTGAACGCGATCATGCGTGCGTAGTGTCGCACCAGCGCCGTGATGGGCGTATTGCTCTCACCGATCGCGATCTCGTAAAGGTCGGGGAAGTAATCCGCCGTCGGAATACCGTCCGCGTCGATGCCGGAATAGAGCGTCTTGCTGCTCCCGTCGCCGTAGAGAAAGACGCGCGTATCGTTCGCTCCGTTAAAGAGCTCCGAGTAGTGCATCCCCTCCACGTCGCTCCGCGCGCCGGTTCCCTTGCGGTAGGTCACCGTCACGGTGTTCGTGCCGCGCGCCGGCGCGCTCGCAAAGGTCAGCTTGCCCGCCGAAAGATCGCTCGTATAGGTCACGTCAGTGCCCTCTACCGCGATGATCTCGTCCGCCTCTTTTTCAGGCAGGTAAAAATCCTTTGCCTCGCCGTCCGGGCTGTACCGTACCTTTCGCTTGCCCGTCAGGCGGTTCAGATTCTCCAGCAGCGTGCCGCTGCCTGCCGGTGTGGTCGCCGTCATGACCGTTGGGATGTATCCCTCCACAGCGGAAAAGCTCTTATCCGCGCTCCCGTCCCAGCTCATGTATTCGTGTCCATTGAGCAGGTATACCTTGCCGCCGAAGCCGAAAAAGTGCGTCGTGTCCTGTGTGCATTGCCCGACGACCGTCGCCGTCGAAAAATCCGCGGCAACATCAAAGATCAAGCCGCCGAACGCGCACAGCAGATGCCATGCGGCCCCCACAATGCCCTCCCACGCGCCGCCAAAGGCCGGGGAAGCGGTCGGGGCGGTGTGAGATGCCGCCCAGGTCTCCCATGCCGTCTGGAGCGTCAGAACGGTCTTTGTCCCGGGCCGCACCTGCAAATGCCGGTCGCGCGTGATCTTAAAATTGCGCATCTCGGAGAGCTCTCCGTCGCGGATCTTGGTGTCGCCGTCCGGGTTCTCGTTCAGTCCGAGAAATGCATTGATCTTCATAACGCTTGTGTTGCTTCCTGCGTTGATCCGTCCCATGTTATCCTCCGTATGCCATATAGTCCTCGCTCATTTCGCCGCCGGTCATGCTCTCGTCGTAATCGACCTCGCCGTCCTCCGGCTCCTCGCGCACCTCCGGCATCTGCGCCCCCAGCGTGCGGGTAATGGCGTAATACCGAATGGAATCACAGATATGGGTGATGTCGTGCGGATCGGTCGCGCAGTCGCTCGCATTCTTCGTGTCGTGCTGGATGACGGGCAGATTGCGGATCAGTCCGGTGCAGTCCCGCGTTACCAGCAGCCCCGGGCGGTCGTTATCGCTCCTCAGGGGCTTTAGCATCTCCTTGAGCGCCATCCAGCCCTGCACGCGGTTGTTGCTCGCCCGCAGAAGCCCCACGCCGTTTTCGGCGTACAACTCCGCCATGCTCCGTCCGCTGTCCTTTTGGCGGTTCCACATATCCGGCGGGGCGATGGTAAACTCGATGTGCTCGTAGTCCGGCGTGAGCGAAAGCATCAGCTTCGCCGCCTCCGATACGATCAGCCCGCTCTGCTGCACCTCGCGATAGACGTAGCTCCTGCCGTCAAAGTCCTGCGCGATCCAGAGACAGGCGAACATGTCGAGACCGTAGTCGAACGCGCGGTATTTCTTCCATTCCGCGGGGATGCGCACAAACGGTTCAATGACGTGCGTCTCCGGTCGGAACTCGGGAAAGAACGTGCCCGCCAGTGCGTCCCAATCGCCGTAGCGGTGGGCGCGGCGGATATCCTCGGGCAGCAGGTCCAGCATCTGCTTGTATTCGGGGGACGCCGCCAGCAGCTGCGGGTTGTCGTCCACCGTCGCGGGGATAAAGGTGTAATCCTCGGCGCGCTCGCCGTCGCGGTATTCGCGGTCGATGAACAGCCGCTTCACCCACAAATGGCCGATGCCGCCCGGGTTGCAGGTCAGGTACATTCGTCTCGGGACGCGCGTCGCACCGCGCAGACACGCGCCCAGCGTGCGGAATTGGCTCTCCGTGAACTGCGTCGCCTCGTCCATGAAGATCCAGTCGTATTCCTGCCCCTGATACTCGAGATCGTCGTTTGCGCCATAGTGCCCAAATTTGATGGTCGAGCCGTTGACGAAAAAGAACATGTGCATCGTCGCGTTGTAGCTTGCGATCTCCTGCGGGATCATGCGGCGCATCGGCAGGATGATGCTCTGCTCCAATTCGGGGTATTCGCGGCGGACGATCAGAATGCGCAGGTTCGGATAGGCGAGCGCCCCGCCGAAGCTCTTGCGCATCAGAACGTAGGTCTTGCCGCCTCCTCGCGCTCCGCCGTAGCCGACGTAGCGGGAGCGGGCCTGACAAAACAGTTTCTGCTTGGGGTTGATGTCCCCCATGTCGATATTCACCGTGCCGCCGGTGTTTGTCATTTTGCCGTATGCCATTTCTCAACCTCTTTGAAGTAGGGAAATAGGGGCATGAGTGCGGAACTCATGCCCCTATGGTCGGGAGCCTTATGCGTATGCCTTGCTGCCCTCAATGCCAACGCAGCCGTCCTTGGTGCCGATGGCACGCATGGTCTGGCCGGCAGTCAGCGTGACCGCGGAGCTGTAGACCTGTGCGGTGGTGGAGTAGCGGGGGTTGGTGCCGTCCACGGTGTACTTGAAGGTCACACCGCTCACAGCGGTAATGCTCACCGCGTGAGACGAGATCGCCATTTCGGGCGCCGCGAGGACCGCGCTGGACTTGCCGCAGACCGCCACGCCGTCGCCCTTCGCGCCCAGCACGAAAGCGTCGTAGTAGGTCACGCCCTGCACCACGGGGCCGGAATAGCCCTGCACCTTGGGCAGGATGTCATAGTTCTGCAGCTTGACGGGGTCAACCGTGCAGCCCTTGTGCTTGATGAAGAAGTACACGCCCGCGGGCATATAGCTCGTGGGAATGGGCTTGACGCGGCAGCCGTCGAACTCGCCGACGACGCCCTTCGCAAGCGCCTTCGCGCCGAGCGCGTCCACACCGAGGTAATCGGGATTCTGCTTGAGCAGCTTGTACATTTCGGTCGTGATGTACAGCGTGCGGTTCTCCAGCGGCACCAGCGCGTCGGTCATCAGCGCATTAAGGTCGATGATAAGACCGCCGATGGTGCTCTTGGTGGGGGCGGTGTCCTCCGCCTTCTGGATGTTCGCGCCCATGACCCACTTCTTGATGCGGTGCTTGTCCATGCCGGGGACGGTCACCTCGTCGAGCTGGCGGCGCAGGGCGCGGGCCGCGCTCTTCTCGATGGCCTGATCGCTCTGGTCGAGCGCGTCGATGGTGAAGCTGAACGCAGGGGACTTCTCGCAGGTCATTTCCTGCAGCGTGTCGCCCACGTCATACACGGTGCCGAAGCGGTTGGAGCCGCTGCGGTTGTACTCGCTCTCGGGTACGGTGTTAACGCTGGCGACGCGGATGGTCTTGCTGCCGGGGGCGAGCCAGCTATAAGCGTTGCCGCAGTCGTCGGCGGTGATGGATGCCTTCTTGAAGCGTTCTGCGATCTTTGTCGCGTATTTCACAGCATAATTGATGCTCATTTTCATTCCTCTCTTTCGTCTGCCCGACGACGGAAAGGAAGGTTATTCGCCCCATCCCTCCAGGAACGGGTCGCGCCCGCCGGCGTTCTGTCCGGCGCTCTGCATACTCCCGGTGGAGCGTGCGGCGTTTTTGACGTTCTGATGCGCCGCCTGTGCGGCGCTTCTGGTGCGCTCGGCCTCCTCGCGGGCCTGCTTCGCGGTGTATTTGGCGTATGCCACCGTGAGCGAGCTGCCCGCGGCTACGGCGTCCCACACCTCCTTTGGGATGGCGTCTGGATTCCTTGCCACGTCGGGGTATTCTCGTGCAAATTCGTCGATATCCGCCTTTCGGCGCTGCGCTGCGGCGTTGGCGGCTGCATTGGCCTGCTCGGCTGCCTGACGCTCGGCTGCCTGCTCCGCCTCTCTGGCGGTGACGGCTGCCTCGCGGTCCTCCAGCTCGATGCTTCGGCGGGCTTCCGCCTCGCTCAGACCGTCGGCTTTCTTCGCCTCCGTGCGCAGGAAGGAAACATAGTCCGCGACGCTCACGCCCTTCTGCTTGGCGAAGATCGAAAGAATCTCCATCGCAGGCTTGCTCTCGTCGTATTTGGCGCGAATGCGGTCGTAATCCATGCCCTTCTGCGCGAGCGTGACCATTTCGGCCTCGCCCACGTTCTTGGTCTCGTCCATGTGGCGCAGTGTCCACGTCTTTTCCGGCGCGTCCGCCTTCTGCTCGGTGGTCTCCGTCTGCGCCTCCGCGCCCGCCTCGGCGGCAGTCTCAGCGGCCCCGCCGTCCGATGCGCTCTGCGCACCCTCGGTCTCGCTCGCCGTTTCCGTCTCCTCTTCGGCCGTGTCCTCGCCCTCGGCAGTCTCCGAGGTCTCGGGCGCGTCCTGCGCGGTCTGCTCGTCGCCCCATCCGTCCAGAAATGCGTCCTGCTGGTCTGCGTTCTGCTCTTCCTGTACGCTCATGTTCTCGACGTTTTCCATTGCTTCCTCCTTGCTCCGGCTGGTCTGCCGGGCATTTTATTTTTGCGGTGCTGGTCTGCACCGGCTTTTACGATCTTCTGCGGCTCTTACAGCCATGCGCCGTATTCGCCGTGCTCGATGCCGCCATACACGTCCTCCACCTCGCCGATCTCGCTCGGCAGGCTGTTTCGCGCCAGCGCGATGCCCTTTTCAAACTCGTCCCAATAGGCGTTGTACTTGTCTCGGTCGTCGTCGATGATCAGCAGCGCCGCCAGCCCCCACGGGAGAACGGATTCGCATATGTACTGGTCCAGATCCAGCTCGTCCGTCAGCGCCTCCGGCATCCTGCACACGGGACGCTTGCCGTCCGTGCTCGCCGCATAGGTATCGCTCACGGGGTAGACGCGCGGGATCAGATTCCGCACAAGGCTGACCGCCTTGACGCGGTACGGCTTGGTGTCCGCCGTTTCGGTCGAGCCCGTCGATTCGTTCTGCTCGTCGATCAGGCGGATCGCGCTGTCAAAAATATCCTGCACGGTGTAGTTCACGGCGTTTCCTCCTTGCGCTCCCGCAGGCCGACGTGATAGGTCATAATGGCCTCGATGCCCTCGTCAATGCTGCCGGGGGCCGGTCGCTCGGCAGGCTTTTCGCCGTCCTCCGGCGCTTTCCCGGCGGCAGGGCCTTCGGCCTGCTTCGGCGCGCTCGCTCCGGACGGCTTTGCCTGTCTCCGCCCTTCCGCCAGCGTCAGGCTGAGGTGATAGAGCTCGACGGACAGGACGATCATCAGCAAAAATGTGTTCAGCATACCGTCACTCCCAATCGCTCTTGTCCATGTTCTTGCCCATGTTCACGTTCACGCTGATGTCCTGCTTCGCCTCGATCTTGTCCTGATACCCGGCGAAGCGCTTCTGCTTGAGCATGAAAATGACGAACGGGACGTATGCCTTGTTGCCGGTCGTCAGCAGGTTCATGTACTCTGCCGCCATGCGGCTGTAAGCGTCCTGCGCGGTCTCCTGCAAGTAGGGGCATTTCTCGCCGTCAAACCATCCTCGCAGCGTCGAAACGCTCACACCGAGAAACAGGGCAAGTCCCTGTTCGCTCACGACCTCGGTCGCAGCTCCGTCGGCATCCGTCGCCAGCGCTTTCTCAAAATAGCGGTCAACGGCTTTCTGCAGCGCTTCCGTCGTCTTGTACCGCGCGCCGGCATTGTTCCCGCTGCCGTAAAAATTCCGCTCCGACTTCGTTTTCTGGTGTTCGCCGTTCTGCGTTTCCCTCTGCGCTGCCTTTCTCGCCATTCTCCCGCTCCTCTCTCCGTATTCGCCGCACTTTCAGGCGGGCGCGATGCCCATTGCCAAAGGCAGCGGCTCTCCGCTTTTGGTACGGCATTGCAGCCCCCGCCCCTTGGCCTTACATAGCAGACTTTACCCGCCACAATCGGCATACTCATAATGTCTTTCCCGTGCGTTTAATACACGGGTAACACACAAATCGTGCGTTTTATGTCAGCAGACTATTTGGGACGCATCCCTTGTAGCGGTCTGCCAGCGCAATCACACCGCGCTGCGCCTTTTCATCAGCCGCACACTGTTTTTGCGGATTAACTGTCCGCCGCTGTGGCCACAGCTTGTGTGCACTTAACTTCTCGCGCTTCCTCGCCCGCTTGTGTGGCTGGTACGGCATTGCAGTCCTGCCCTGCTTTAGCGCTTTGGGGAAAGTCCCCGTCACTCGCTGTGGTCTCCCCCTTCCGAGGCACCTATGCCGTGTATGTGCAGTTCCCGCTTAGATTGTCACACGCTCATGCCCGCTTGAGGCCCCGCAAGCATTTCAAGCGCTTTCATCAGTCACGGCAAGGGGGACGCATCCCCACGCGCAGTTTTCAGCAGGCATTGTCATTCTCTGTGAGGCGTTCTGCGTACTCTCACATCATCCGGGAGCTACCCGGCCTCTGGCACGGACAGTTGGGAATCGAACCCACCGCACACGGTTTTGGAGGCCGCGTCGCCACCTTGGTACATTTGCCCGTATATCCCGCGTTTGCGTACCCGCCGGAGCGGGTACGTATTCTAAGTAACGCTCGATTCAACGCGGGCAAATCGAACGGCCCTTCGCGGAGCCACGCCCTGCTGACGGGACACAACGCTCGCCAAGTATGGGCTTGCCGCAATATTGCCCCTGTACGCTGTCAGCTTTGGGATTTGGTGCAGACGGCTGGACTTGAACCAGCACATACCTCCGGGCGCGGTGCTCTGCCGATTGAGCTACGTCTGCGTATGTCTCCCCTGGGCCCCATCGTTGAGAGGCGCACTAAGGTCTGCATCATATCGCCCTCCCGTTTATCCCGCCGCCGCACGGTCGGCCTCTCTTCCGAGCCGCGCAGGCAGCAGGGCGGGCAGGGAGGAGGTCGGCCCTTGCCCGCGGCATCCGCGGCTCTCGCCGCAGGAAGCGTCAAACTGCAAAATATTTTCTTCTCCCCTCAAGCGTAACACACGCGAAAGAGGTTTGCAGTTCTACATTTGGAATAGCTCTTGCCCCTCTGACAGCAGAAAAGGCGACCACCCTTTCGAGTGACCGCCCACTGATTTTCCGCTACCCCCATCCCACCGCCGGGGCACCATCTTCCCCGCATGGAGAACATGGTCGATTTCGACCGGTTTCATTGCGTCGATTTCGATGCCTTTGCCCATTGCCGCGCGACGTCTTGTTGACGCCGCCAAAACGTTCGCACGCACCATTCCGGCGGCATCACCGCAATGGTCCCGCCCGTTCTGCCGGCAGCATCGGTCGGTCCTAACGCATTCCAACGCATTGTCAACGCACTCTAACGCAATCCAACGCTTTTGTTGCTGTAGGGGACGTGTGAGGACTATCCTACCCCTTCCTGCGAGACCCCCACCGTTTTTCCGCTACCCCTCCCCCTTTGCCGTAAAGACTGCCCCATCGAAAACGGCCTGACCGCCTGGACACCTCACCGCGGAGCCGGACCACCGAAAAAGCCCCGGATCCCGAATTGCTTTTGCCGAATTGCCCACGGAAGCCTTCGCGCTCCCGCTTCGCCCGACCCTCTGCCTCCCATCGGCCCGCCTCAAGCAGCAGCCGCTTTGCCCATCTACCCGGCACCAAACCGACGCAGTACGGACGCAGTAAACCCAGCAAAGCCCCGCCATTCCTGGCATTGTATTTAACCACCCGTTAAATTGCTCGCCTATCCTCGCCCGGCTCCCCGCCAGCCCCCGCGCAACGTTGCCGCCGGTCATCCTCTGCAAGCCGCCAACTCTGCGCCCATTCCCTCCAGCCGATCCTCCGCTCTCTCTGCCCCCTTGCCCAAAACGAAAAGGGCCGTCACCCCATCTTCGGGGCGGCGGCCTGTTGCTTTCTGTTCGTTTTTTCATCTGCCATAAGCTGTGCTAATGCCTATCGCCAATTCTACGCGATTTTTTTATTCCTCCATGTCCGTCTATCCTACCCCCTGCTATATCCTCCCTATATCTCCTCCTGTACTATCCCGTAGTCTCTGCTTCTCTCGTACTCTCCGCGTGATCTATACTGCATACTCCTAACGTACTCTTGGTGTATTATCTATTCTCCCCGCCCCGTCAGAAGAAAAGACTATCAAGAGAAGAAAGCACCAAAGTACAGCAGAGTATCTATAGCCTACGGCAGTAAGGTATAGAATAAATAATATTTATTCTATCCGTGCGCGCGCGGACGCGCGATTGATATAGTATAAGGCCCCCTCCGGACTGGCGGAGAGGGCGGGGGAGCCGGCGTTACAGTTTATCCCGGATGGCCTCAATGATCCATTCATTGACGCTCTGACCGTTGGCGGCGGCGGCGGCCCTGATCTGGTCTTTGCCCGGGTCCTTGCCGCGGCGCAGCTTGACCGTGATTTTCTCGTTGTTCTCGCGCTCCCATTTGAGGGAGGCTTTTCGCTGGGCGTCGCTGGTCCTCAATGTCTTGTGCTCCAAGGGTTGCACCTCCTTTTGCATCTTATTATATCGCATAGGCGCGTATAAGTCAGCCTGACAATCTGCACAAAAAAGTCCGCCTGATATTTGGCTAAGGCGTAGAATGTCGCGAAACCTGTAAAACAGGGGCTTGACTTTTCGTGTCAGTCCGCCTTATACTTGGGCCATACCAAGCAACCACGACAAACCAAATTCAGGAGGACGACACCATGACATACTTCACCAACTGCCAGACGCTCGACGAGCTCAAGAAGGTTTACAAGCACTTCGCCCAAAAGCATCACCCCGACGTGGGCGGCGATACTGCCACCATGCAGGCCATCAATGCCGAGTATGAGGAGTGCTTCGAGGCCCTCAAGCGCCGGCATAACGAGCAGGCCGCGGCGGACGCCACCGGCAAGACCCACGCGACCACCGAGACCGCGGGCGACTTCATCGGCATCATCGCGGCGCTGCTCAAGCTCGACGGTCTGGAGATCGAGCTGTGCGGCCGCTGGCTTTGGATCGGCGGCAATACCCGCGAACACAAAGAAGCGCTCAAGGCGGCGGGCTGCCGCTGGTGCCAGAACAAGGGTCTTTGGTCCTGGCACTACGCCGAGGACGGCTGCGGCTATCACAAGGGCCGCAAGCGGAGCATGGCGGAGATCCGCGCGAAGTACGGCAGCACGACCTTCCGCCGCGGCGCCCGCACCGAATCCGACGCGCTCCCGGCTTGACCGGGGCGCGCCACCACCAGAAGGGAGCATCGAACATGAAATATTTAATCCGCCTCGAAAATACACGCACTTCCCGGCATGACGCCCTTTTAGCTTTTGCCCCCATCCCCGCCGGAACGGTAATCGGTTGGGGGAGCGACGAGCACAGCCCCGACGGGATCGCCTATTGGACCGTCACCAGCTGCGAGGAGGTCGCCGCATGAGCTATCTTGACCTCTTCCAGCGCTACGGTAGCCCCAGCCGAGAGGCGGAGATCCGGCTGCACGGCTACCTGATCCGACCCGATACCCTGACCGCCGACCGCATCCAGTATAACGACGAGACCGCCGCGCGGCTGATCGAGGATTGCCGCCGCCTCGCCGACCAGCTCACCGACTACCGGCAGGCCCTCGCGGAGCGTTACGCCGCCCTCGCGACCGCTGCATACCGTGACCGGCTGGAGCTGACCCGTGACCCCGGTTACAGGGGCAAAGCGGTGATCTACTTTGTGCGGATCGTCCGCACCTATGAGGACGGAACCACAGAGCGAGTTTTGGACGAAAAGTATTTCGGCACGGAGCGCCGGAAAGCCTTTGTCCGGTTCGCGGAGCTGAAGCACCAGCGCCCCGGCATCGAGACCATGCAGAACACCGAGAAAAAGCCGTGGGAAAAGTGAATGACGCAGTACAGACGCAGTAAACCGCGGGGGCCCCTGAGCCCCCGCAGTTTTATATTACCAAGTGTTCAAAAATGATTTTGGAGCAAATCAACGCTGTGCGCGCTCTTGCAAAGAGCGGCGGCTTCTGCTACACTATAAGCAGCCTATTGGGATGCGGCAATGCCCGCGAAGGAGAGAAAATGGAACAGAC